AAGCTTGCAAGAACAAGCGGAGATGTTGTAGACTTCGGAGGAAATAACATTTCCCGTTCGGTCTTTGACAAAGTTCTTCGTACCTTGCCAAGCAAGTACTTGCAGCGCCGCAATGAATTGCGATTCTTCACAGGTCCAGGACTTGTTCAGGATTCAATTTATAGCTTGGGTAATCCAAACTCGGCAACTGAGGCAACAGCAGGCGCACCTGCTCCAATGTCAACAGCTGGTGAAATGGCGTTCTTGCAAGGTTCAATGAGAGCAAATGGTGGTCCAGGTGCAACTGGTCTTTCACCATTCGGTATTCCTCTGATTGAAGTACCTTTGATGCCAGAAACCGCAACTGGTGACTACTCTGGTGCAGCAGGCTCACATGGTTTTGTGGAACTTACATTCCCTAACAACCGTGTAATTGGTATCCACCGTGACATCACAGTGTACCGCCAGTTCAAGCCAAAGACTGACACAATTGAGTACACACAGTACATGAGAGTTGCAGCCAACATTGAAAATGCTGATTCATATGTAATCGGTAAGAATGTTAAGTTGCGTTCACTCTAATTTAAACAATTAAAGTAGATATTGGGCGGGGTTCACAAGAACCCCGCCTTTTATCATATTTAAATTGATTTAAATTAACATAAGTGGTAAGATTGATCATATGACTAATAAAGAAACAAGTGTAACATCCGAAAAAATTAATAAACCGAAGAAAGCTGTAGCAAAGAAAGTTGCAGTTAAAAAAGAAATTATTGAAGAAAACATTTCTGAAGAAGGAAAGGTTTTAATTGTATTTGAAAGCGGAGCTGGATATTCAACTGCATCTGGATTCCGTTTTTCACAAAGAAATAAAATGGGCTTGCTTCCAGCAGAAGAAGCCAACTTGCTTCTTGCATTGGATAATTTTAGATTACCTAGTGATGAAGAAAAAGAAATGTATTATACTAATCAGGAGGATTAATAATGGCAGGCAATCTTACAAACTATCTTGAGAATAAACTTATTGATCACTTCCTGGGTACTACTTCGTACACAATGCCAGCAGATGTTTATGTAGCGCTATTTACAGCCGCACCATCTGATGCAGCTGGTGGAACAGAAGTTACTGGTGGTTCATATGCTCGTCAAATTGCAACATTTACCGCTGCTTCAAGCGGTGCAACATCAAATGATAGCAACATTGATTTTACAGGAATGCCAGCAGCAACAACTGTAGCAATTGGTATTTTTGATGCAATTACAACTGGAAACATGTTGTTGTATGGAACACTTACAACAAATAAAACAACAGATGCTGGGGATACTTTAAGAATCGCAACTGGCGATCTTGATATCAGCATTGACTAAGGGGTTTTGATGCTGAGAAGAGAATTTACAGGTGCTGCTCTAAGGACTAACTTAAGTGCAAATATTTCAAATAGCGCTTCTTCTTTTTCCGTAACTGACGCTGTTGGTTTTCCATCTGGATCAAATCCTTTTGCAGTAGTTGTTGATAGAGGAACATCTGATGAAGAAAAGATGCTTATCTCTTCAAGAAGTACAAATATTTTTACAATCCAGATTCGTGGTTATGATGGAACAACCGCAAGATCACACACATCTGGTGCATTTGTAGACCATATTCTTGACGCAGCGACTATTCAAGACATGAATACAACAACTTATGACAATGAAGTTTTAATGTGGATGGGGGCATAAATGGCAAATCTAGTTCCGAAGTCTTTATATCTAGGTAATTCAACGGGTTCTAATGTTTATACCGTTGCAAACACGGCTGGTAATTACACAATTATTAAATCAATTAATATTTGTAATACAAGTGACACAGCAAATGCTACTGCTAGTATTCATATTTTAGTAGCAGGAGCATCCCCAGCAAATAACAATAAAATTGTTAGTAATGCTAATATCATTAAAAATGATGTTTTGTTCTATAACACATCAATTGTTGTTCCAGTAAATAGCAATGTCTATGTTGCTTCCAGTAACAGCTCTGTAACCTTTAATATTAGTGGGGTAGAATATGCCTAATCTTGTTAATAGTGGTGGAACAGGTGGTTCTGGTGCATCTGCAATTATAACCTGGGATACGACAAAAGAAGAGTTTAAGATTGGCGATAAGTTTTATGGGTTTCAATACTACCCAGCAAATGCAAAGCTGATAGTTCAAGAAATCCTTGAGCCAGGTACGATTACAAATGAATATGACACTGGAACCAATGTGGTGTCAATTCCAAAACATAGATTAGGGGATACTTTTACTGCGGATAATGAGTATTTTGATCCTTCAAATCATGATATATATAAAAACTGGTTAACCAGTCAAGCTGAATTAACATTTTCTTGGTATACTGGTAACGAAAAGAATTTGATAGTGGAGGTTGTATAAATGGCTGCAATAGATCTTGGTAGACTTAGGTTCTACCATCAGGGTGCTTACAATAGTGGTACTACATATGAAATAAATGATGTTGTTACATATGGTGGTAAATCCTATGTATATATCAATACAACCAATGCAAGCAATAACCTACCAACTAATGCAACATACTGGAGTGTCATGTCTGAAGGACAGGACTACAAGGGGAACTGGGCAACAGCAACTGCTTATTTAGTAGACGATATTGTTGTTAGAGGTGGTTCAACCTATATTTGTTTGATTGCACACACATCAGGCACATTCGCAACAGACCTTGCAGCAAATAAATGGCAATCTTTCACCCGTGGTCTTAGAAATCGTAGTTTTTGGGCTACAACTACTGCATATTTAGTTGATGATGTTGTAACAAATGGTATCAGTTATTATGTTGCTCTTCTTGATCACACATCTGGCTCTGGTGGTTTTGCAGCTGAAGCAGCTGAGAGGTGGGCAGAAGTTGTTTCTGGAACAGACTCATTGCCATCACAAGCTGGCAATGCTAATTATCTATTGTCAACGAATGGCAATGCTGCAGTCTGGACAACGAGTCTTCAGATTACATCTGCTCAGATATCAAATTCGCTGATTGTTACAAATGATGATGGTGTTTATGTTGGAACAAATGCTCAAACATTTTCAAACTCATTAACTAATCCAGTAGCTGCATTTCAATCAAATGTTGTAGATTACTCGCAAATTGCTTTTAGAAACTTAGGAACAAATGCAAATAGCTCAACTGACTTTATTGCGTATGCCGATGCAGGCGATGACGATGCTGGCTGGATTGACATGGGTATCACATCAGCTAACTTTAGTGATCCATCATTCACAATTACCGCTGACCACGATGGCTATATTTTCATGGAAGCTCCAGCAAACACTGCAGGAAACGGAAACCTTGTTCTTGCTACTGGTGGTAATGGTCAGCAAAACAAGATTGTTTTTGCGGCAGGCGGTTTGTCAAGTAATGATACTCAAATGGTTATTACTCCAAACACATCTGTAACAGTTAATATCGCTACTAACTCAGTAAGTGCTACAACTGGAGCACTTGTTGTTGCTGGCGGTCTTGGTGTTGGTGGTAATGTTTACATTAGCGGTAATACTAATATTCAAGGAACCATCACTGTAGGTGGTGGTGCGTTTGAATCAAACAACCTTACCGTGTCAGACCCAATTGTGTTCATGGGAAATACAAACGCTGCTGATACTTTTGACCTTGGTTTCGCTGGTAAGTTTAACGATGGCGCTGTCAAGTATGCAGGTCTATTAAGAGATGCAAGCGATGGTAAGTTTAAGTTGTTTACTAATCTAACAACAGCTCCGTCAAGCACAGCAAACTTTGCTGCATCTTCAAATGCATCCTTGGTTGTTGCAAATCTTGAAGCGAGCGGTAACGCCTCTGTATCTGGAAATGTTACTATAACAACAGATCTAACAGTAACAGGGAATACTACAGCATCAACAAACTTAACAGTAACAGGAAATGCTACTGTATCAACAGACCTTGCGGTGACTGGTAATACAACATTAACTGGCGGTCTAACAGTGTCTGGTCCATTAACGGCTGCTGAGATGTCTGAAATTGCAACATCTGGAACGATCACAACCAATGTTCTCACACTAGACTGGACAGCTACAAACATTACTTATGTAAGCTCTCCAGCAGCAAACTTTACATTAAATGTCACAAACGCTCCAACGACAAATGATAGAGCATTGGCTGTAACTGTAATTGTTACTCAAGGAGCAACTGCCTATATTCCAAACGCATTGCAAATCGGTGGATCTGCACAGACGATTAAATGGGCTGGTGGAGCTGCTCCTGCAGGTACTGCAAGTAAAATTGACATCTTTAGCTTCGTGTTACTAAGAACAGGAAGTGCGTGGACAGTCTTTGGTAGTTCAAGCTTGAACTTCTAACAGGGGGGTATAATGGGTTTTCTTTTTAAAGCATCTAAATCTCTTGGACCATTGAGCCCAAGGCAACTTCTTGCAAAGCTAGCTGCTTTTCAAGATACTTTTGTTGCAGCTAATACTACATCAGCGCTTCCTACATCAGCAACAAAACCATGGGAGTCTGTAAGCGGAACTTGGGGTATTACTAATAATAAAGCATACGCAGTCACACCTGGCGCATCGTATCCAGTTGCTGCGTTTGATGCAAAAAGTGAAGGTGCAGTAGTTAAAGCTACTGGTGCAAACAATGGCGCTGGCTATGGAGTCTCTTTCTGGGTAACTGATGCCAATAATTGGTGGGGTGCTCATACTACGAAATCTTCATACACAGCAGCTCCTTATTCATGCCCTTCTGGTGGGACATTAAGCGGTACTAATTGCAACTACACATATGGCGCATCTCAGGGCTCATACCCCGTGTGTCCAGGGGACTGGACATTTCATGCTGCATGTTATTTTTTACAAGGTGGAGTCTGGGTTGGGCAGGTTAGTCCCGCATGGTATCCAAACGGAGTTTATTCATGCCCATCGGGTGGTTCTCTGAGTGGATCTACATGTTATGTATCATATGCGGCAACTGCTACTACATGGTATAAGCATGATGTCAAGGTTGTTAAAAAGACATCTGGTTCTGTCGTAGAGCAACTAACAGCTACTGTCGCCAATGTGACTAGTAATAGTGATTATATTGCATATGTGGAAGCTCAGGTTATTTCAGCAGGCAATAGCTCTGGTGTAAACATTTCTGCACAGATGTCATCTGGCGGGACTGTGTTGGGTGCAGGTGTATCTGGGGTGACATCAGGAAGAGCAAAGAAGCATGGCTTGATGGCTGGTCCTTCAACCCTAAATGCAACAACCGAAGTAGAAACATTTAACTATAGTTAGGGGTTAGTGATGAGCGACATTAAATCGCTACCTGAGCAAAGACTTGATATTTGCAAGAAATGTCCAAGGTTTTTTAAACCAACAAACACCTGTAAAGAGTGCGGATGTTTTATGAGAATTAAAGTTCAGCTCCCAAATTCAACATGCCCGCTTGAAAAGTGGTAAAATTGACTCATGAGCTATGAAATAAAGCAATCAATTCACGGTCCAGTTGTTATTTATGAAGGTCAGTTTTATTTTATTGGTCAAACAGTAGAATTTTTTGGTATATTTGATGCCCATCCAGAAATCTTGTTTGATATTACAAATGCTGTTATTGAACATGTTGATAACCAATTTTTAATCTTGAAAGAAGCATTGTCTGACAAAATGTATTTAGATACTTCCGCTGTCTACGGAGCAATCACGCTCGTTAATCATTATTATAAACTGGTGTTCCACGAATATCCAGAGTATAGAAAAGCACTAACACAGTCCACATCTTTATCTCAATCAGATCTAGATCGTATAAATAGTATTAGAGGTGTATTAGATAGTTTTTATCACGATAGGAATAGGTAGAAATGGGAAATATTGTAATTAATCACAACAGGCATTACAGTCTAAGTAGACCATTTATTGTTTTAGATAATATCTTTTCCAATCAGGAATGTGACGATATTATTGAATATGTTTCAAAAAATGAAAGACTGCAAGATTCATCACTTGGGGTGATGGACAATGTTGATCACTATGTTCGTAGATCTCAATCCACTTTTCTTTTCCCGAAAGAAGAGAATGGTTTAATATTTGAAAGAATAAAAGAAGTGACTGATTATGTAAATAATAATTATTTTAATTATGATATTTGGGGTTTTGAAAAAATTCAATACGCAGAGTACAATAATCGGCATAATCATTATGCATGGCATTATGACATGCAAACAAATAAAGAGGGCGAAGGGGATGCTGTTTCTTTAACAAGAAAGCTATCTGTTTCGGTATTTCTGTCAGATGAAGATTCCTACGAGGGCGGTAGTTTTGAATTGGGTATTATGCCAGAGGGTGAGCCTGAGTATGTGATAAAGCAAACAAAAGGTAGTGCGATATTTTTTCCTTCTTTTGCAATGCATCGTGTTACTCCTGTAACAGATGGTGTACGGAGAAGTTTAGTTGTGTGGATGGAAGGACCAAGATTTAAATGACAAAAGATTTTTATAAAAGAGATAAGGCTTATGAAAGAAAAAGAGATAAGAAAAAAAATCTCATTAAGTTTATCCCAGTAACCGCTTCAGCAGAATCTGCTCAGGTTCCTCCAAGACCAGCAAGGGATTTTATCCCAGAGTGGTATAAGGTAATACCTCAATTTCTTACTGATAAGCCAGATTACATGACAGCAGCCCCAGGTTTGAATACGACTGTAAAAAGATGTATGCCTTATTATGATGCAATGACGGGTGGATATATTCAATCAACTTGGGCTGATATTTATGTAACAATAGATTATGATAAAGATGGTAATCATATTGTTACAACAAACTCTCCGTTAAGAATTCCAGGAACGGAAATGATAAGAACAAGGCAATATCCCAAAGGTGTTCCTATTCAGAAAATGCCAGATGGTTATCATCCTATTGAGTTTGTTTGGATGGAGAACTGGGTTGCGGATACCCCAAAGGATGTCTCAATAATGTTTCAACACCCTGCAAACCGCTATGACCTTCCGTTCGTTACACTGTCTGGAATCGTGGATGCTGATTACGGATATGTAAGTGGTCAAGGAACAATCCCTTTTTATATCAAAAAAGAATATACCGAATTCTTAATCCCAGAAGGGACACCGATGTATCAACTTGTTCCAATGGTAAGAAGAAATTGGAAATATGAGTTAGAAAAGTATGATTTGTATGAAGTTATGAAAAAGAGCTCTATTCTCAGAAAGTATTTCACAAGTGGATACACTAGATATCTATGGCATAAGAAGAGATATGATTAATTCTTATGAAAAAAAATAATCAAATAGTGGTTTATTGGTGCCCTTGGTGGGATCCTAAAAAAGATATTAACCTAGATGTTTTATATAGAAAACCAGAAAATGTCTATAGAGATCTAATTAAAAACTTTGAACCAAAAGATGAATTTGCAAACTTCATGAATTGCCCCGCTGTGTCTGAAAAACTTAAGCGAACATATGTTATCAAAAATGTTGCAGAAACCGAAATTGAGGTTTTTATAAATGATGACGGATATCCAGATATCCGATATGTAAATACAAGAAATACAAATACTCCCGCATATATGCCTCATGCACCAACGCTTAGGAATCAATACTTAGTTGAATATCAAATGGCGTTCGGTCTATTTGCAGAAGAAAGTCTGGAAGTCTCAATGACATCGCCATTTTTTCATAAAGCCGAGCATTTGAAGTATGGCGCTATTGTGCCAGGTCAGTTTGACATTGGAAGATGGTATAGACCGCTAATGGCTGAGTTCAATCTTTGGTCCGATAATAATAAATTACATGTGCCAGAGGGAGATCCATTGATGTATTGGGAATTTCATACTGATAAAGAGGTTGTGCTCAAAAGATATTCAATGACACCAAAATTGTTTAATATTGCAACAACACTAATTAATTTCAAGATACTTAGAAAATGGTCAAAATTATTACCAAGATATCAATATTTCAAAGAATCTTCAATGAGAGAAATTGTTCTTAAAGAAATTAAGAACAATTTAATAGATCAATGAAATTTATTGTTGTTGGTGGAGGAACTGCTGGTTGGCTATCGGCATTGTATTGCAAAAGGATGCACCCCGAATCTGATGTTACCGTTATTGAAAGTGAAGAGATTGGTATTCTTGGAGCGGGCGAAGGTACTGTTCCAGGCGTTGTTGATTTAATGCAATTTTTAGGAATATCAGTATTAGATTTGATTAAAAATTGTGATGCAACAATTAAAAATGGTATCAAATTTACTAATTGGTCAAGTCAGGATTATTACTATACATTTAAACCAATAGGTGATTTAGCCATTGATTCAGTTAAACCCTTCTCTAATTTTACAGGAACTAACTCACTTGATTTAATGCTTTTTGACTTCTACCAAAATAATTCTTTTAAGAGAATTGATTGGGTTGGAAGATTGAGTGAAAAAAATATGGTTCCGTTTAATAAACCACCAACGGATGTGAATGGTAGCCGATCTATATCTAGTTTCGCTGTTCATTTCAACGCAAGAAAGCTGGCTGAGTTTTTAAAAAAAGTTGCAATATCAAGAGGTGTTAATCATGTTGATGCAATTGTTCAAAAAATAAATACAGATAGTGATGGATTCATACAGTCATTATCTTGCAATAATAATACTAATTATGATTGCGATTTTGTTTTTGATTGCAGTGGTTTTAAGAGATTAATTATTGGCTCTTTTTATAAGGCAAAGTGGATATCATATAAAGAGCATTTACCAATGAACTCCGCAATGGCATTTTTCTTAAAAAATAAGAATGAAATAAAACCATACACGGAAGCCATAGCGATGGATTATGGGTGGATGTGGAATATACCAACACAAACAAGAGTTGGTGCTGGCTATGTTTTTAACAATGAATATATTAGTAAAGATGAAGCTAAAGATGAAATTGACAAATATTTTAATACTGATGTTGAGATTGTAAATACATTTAATTTTGAAGCTGGGTACTATGAAAAGTCATGGATCAATAATTGCGCCGCTATTGGTTTATCAAGCGGATTTGTTGAACCATTAGAAGCAACATCTTTACTAGGAACAGCAAGATATTTAAAGAAAATTTTGTCAAATAGAAACTTTGTTAAAAATATAAATAAATACAATATAGATCTTTATAACAATTTTTTTGTTGAGAGCAATAAAGAGATTATTGATTTTATATACATACATTATTTAACAGATAAAAAAAATAATGATTTTTGGAAAAATTATAAAAAAGAATATCGCCCAACAGAAGGTGTGGATCTTCTTTTAGAAAAATGTAAACAAAATATTATTTCATATGATGATATAAACAATGTTTCAATGTTTGGTTTGTATGGTTATATTGCTATTTTAATGGGTGTTGGTTATATAGATAAATCTACAATACAACAAGAAATGCTTTACAATGGTCTATTCACACCCGAATTCATTAGCATGTATAGCAATTATTTAGAAAAAACATCTAGTCTTGAAAATATTTGTATTACTCATAATGAGTTTTTAGGAGTATAATGAGAATTCTTACATCAAAAAATAATGAAAAAAAAAGCCCTCTTGCCCCTGAATGGAAGTTTAGTTTAGCCGAGGACTTCATAATTCCCCCAGGTCTTGCACAAAGATTGGCAGATATTATTTTAAGCAAAGAGCAGTTGATTATTGACGAGATACCAGCTCTAGATACTGCTGGTTATAGTGATGAAGGTAGTTCTCTTGGCAAAGATAGCTTAACTGTAAGATTCTGCTCTTACAATGTATTTAGATGGGATGAACCAGAAATTGCGCTTGTAAAACAATGTATTCATCAAATGTATATTGCCTATATAGAAGCTCTTGGAGTGGAAAGATTTGATGTAAAAATACTTTGCTGGGCAAATGTCATGAGGAAAGGGCAAAATATAAATATACATAACCATGCTCATGGACCCTGGACTCATCTATCAGGGAATCTTGTCCTTGCTAGTGAGGGTACGGTTACTAAATTCTACAACCCATTTCTCCCAAGCAAGGGGTATGAATCAGAAAATGAACCAGGATTGCTAACCTTGTTCCCATCATTCATTCCTCACGGAAGTAGTATCCACAATGGAGATTCTGAAAGAGTAACTCTTTCATTTGATATTGTTCTTTCAAAATATAATCAAATTGATCAAATAAAAAATAATTTAGTTGACTTTGATATTGTTGGAAATCCAACTTCAATAGAAATGAATCAAGAAGATCAGTTAGAGTTGATTGTTATCTAATGCTTAGTTTTAAAGACATTAAATCTGTTTCAAAAAAATGGGGCAGTCGTGAATATTGGACTAAGACAAATATAGTTGAAGCTTGGGCTTTTATGACTAAGATCGCCATCATATTTCCAGGTCTGTTGTTTGGGGTGCAGTTTTGGTGGTTATATATATTTGCTCTTGTGTCAAGTTTGGCTTTAATTCTGACATCAACAATTAAGACTATGCCAACCATTATTTGGTTTAATATCGCATGGGTGTTTCTTGCTTCTGCATCAATAATTAAATATTGGTGGTGGTTTTAATGTGCCCGTTCAGTATTATATTTATCGTTATTCTATTTAATAGGTTTAAAACTTTTGTCAAATTAACTTTTTCTAAGTTATAATCTTTATGTGAACATTAACTTTCGTAAAGGCTCTTGGGCGATACTCCCTGCGTTAATTGTATCTTTTGTATCTATATTTGTTTCTTCCCCATATGCAAACGCAAACCCTGTCTCCATTCCAGATGCGGGATTTGAAGATAATACCTTTACTGGCTGGTCAAGAGGATCACAAACAGGAACCCTTGGGTCTTCAATTAATGGGAACGGTACTGGCGTAACAATCTTTAATGGTTCAAGAACTTTTACTCATGGCGCAAATGGGGCGATGGGAAGTCCAACACTTTCAAATGGCAGCCCAAATCCATACTATGCTCCTGCAGTCGCTGCTGGTAGCTGGACTTTTTCTCCAAAGGGTGGGACTTATGCTGTTGCCCTACAACCAAGAGGTCAGCAAACATTTGACCAAGCAACTAATGCCGTTGGTCTTTCTGGAGCAAATAATTCTGCAATCAGAACCATGCTTGCACAACAGGCTTCTGCTGCTGGTTTTGGTGCTGGCAATCCAACCGATGCTGCATGGATTACTCGTGAAGTTCAATTAACCGCAGGAATAGTTTACACAATGTCTTGGAACTACATGGCAACTGATTATGTTCCATTTAATGATGGCTCAATTACCTCACTTGTCCCTGTCACCGTTGCATCTACTCCAGTTATAACTGTAAATAATTTTGAACAATCATATGCACTTCTTGGTTTTACAAATCCAGGCACAGGAGACTATTCAACAAACTCCTACGGTGCTACTGGCTGGCAAGTGTCAACTTATGAAGTTTCTGTATCAGGAACATACAAACTTGGTTTTACATCATTTAACTTAGATGACCAAGGTTTATCGCCAGTGTTGATGGTTGATGATGAAATAGGCTCAACGCAGAAATGTGTTCAGGGTGGATCTTGCGAAACATTTGGCGGGGTTGAGCCAAATAACGAAACTGCTCCAACACTCCCCCCAACGACTACTACAGAAGCGACTACTACAACCACGACCACTACAACCACCACTACAACCACCACAACCACTACAACAACAGTTCCAAATACAACCACTACTACAACTACCACCACGACCACCAGTATTGCACCCTACTTTAATTCAATTCAAAATTTAACAGCTACAGCGAATGAAAATGGAAGTGTAACTCTAAATTGGGATGCACCGAATGCAAGCAATACACAGCCATACATGTACAACATTCTTTTTTATGATTTGAATAACGGGGTAGAGTCTGGCGGCTGGGGTGTCTGGACATATGGCGCAAACACTACTTACACAATCAACCCATCCTCACAGACTGGCTATGGCTCTGTACGATTTAAAATTCAAGCAGGTACATCTCCATGTGTGGGGGAAGGGGTTGGGAATTGCCTGTATGGTCCTCAAGAAGTTATTGACATAACAACATCTGAACCCGCTGCGTCTACAACCACCACCACCACAGTTTTTATAAATATACCAGAGCCCCCTGTCATTGTATATCCACCTATAAATACAACAGTGGAGCTCCCAGAGCCCTCTGAGCCCCTACCTGAGATTGAAACGGTAATTGAGGAACCAGCAATTACGGTACCTGAGTTTGAACCCATAGACTCAATTTTAGAAGAAGTTGAAGTGGACACCAGCCTGCCAGACTTTGAAATCATAGATACCGAAATTTCAGAACCTGAAATTGTGGACACTTTTATTCCAGAGTTTGAAGTTGTTATAACTGAAGAGGTATTAACGGAAGAGCAGGTTGGTCAAGTCATTGATGAGATTATGAACGCTTCTGTGGAAGATGTCATATATTTAATTGACACACTTTCTGTTGAGCAACTAGATCAGGTTTTTGAAGAAGTATCTGTGGAGCAGTTGACAGAAATCCTAGACAGCCTTTCGGCAGAAGAGGTTCTGGATGTTATTGAAAACATTGAATCAGTTGACGCACTAGAAAATGTCATTGACGCAATCAGTGAAGAGACAATTGATCCAGATACTGCGATTGCAGTTATTGAAAATGGAAACTTTGAAGAACTTCCTATTGAACAAATTGCGGAAGTATTCGCTGCAATTGAGCCAGATCAATTTACCGAAGAGCAGAAAACAGAATTAGCAACAGCGCTTACTGACGCTCCTGCTGAGATTAAGGAATCGTTTGAGGAAGAAGTTGACATCTATGGAGATGGGTTTGATGACTACATCCCAACAGGTTCATCTATTGATGTTGGAACCCGTAAATCAATCTTGGCTGCAACAGCCGCAGTAGC